CTTTTGCAACTATTTCTGTTTTATAGATTAAAGTCTTTCCCAATTCTAAAATTTTACCTGTTAAATATATTTTGGCTGCTAATTTATCCATTATTATCATCTCCTATTTTTATTATTTTAATTCGATGTGTGGGTAATCTTTGAATTTTCGCCAATCCCCACCCCATTCAATATTTATTTTCATTTCTTCTGCAACCTTTTTTAAATGCTCCGCAACTTCTTTATATTTTTTATTGTTATCCCAATCAATGTTTCCTGGAATTGAAGGGTCATAAATTGCAAAGTCGACAGCATGTCCATATCCGTCACTTTTAGCTTGATGATTTGACTTATGCGTATACCCATCGCAATTTGTTACAATTTTGCCAGGTTTTGTCCGTCCTTGACTATATAATTCTTTTTGATATTCTGCCGTTCTCAATCCTTGTACTACCATAAAATCATGTGGGCTGTTAGATATTGCCCTCTTAAACAATTCTGAAAGTTTCGGATGAACTCCTTCTAGTCTTTTTAAACTTAATTTACTTAATACGTACATTTATATCACTTCCTTTTCTTTTATTAATTCCATATTTTTTAAATACTTAAACAATTTGGACGGATTAAATTGATAGCCAACCCTGTCCTTTAAAGATTTACATTTATAAGTCAATGTAAATTGCAGGGCATAATCTACCGCATTTAAACAAAATTCACTGCAAAAATATCTGTCAGCATCTTGTACCTTGTCAGCATAGAAAAATTGCCCCAGTATTCCTAAGTAATCATATCCTTTGCCTTGTGCCGTTTTAAAAAATTCAATCACATCTTTAGGGTCGATACTTTTGTCAAGCTCATAAATTTCCATATTTTTCTGATACTCAAATTTCCTTGTCCTAACTCCTCCAGGGTTAGATAAGAACACCTGTCCGTCATAGATAAATTCAGTGTGTGAATATTTACCTAGTGTCCACAGTGCTATTAAATGCCCAATCAGTCTCTTAGGCTTGTGGAAACATATATATAGCTTGTCTTTTTCTAATTCCATAATTTCTCCTCTTGATTAATTTTGAAAAAAATCACTTACATTAAGTTCCGACATTTGCTCGATATTATATCGACTAATTCCAACTACTGCCATTTGTTCTGCCATGTCAGCAACTTCTACGATGTCCTGAATTTTTTTAGCCAAAACTTTTAATTCTGACCTGTTCAATTCAATAAACTCAACCATTTTTTTATCATTTTGCACTTTTACTTTCTCGATTTTATCTTGTTCCAAAGTCCACATTAGCGACATTTTAAGAGATAAGCTATTTCTATTTCTTTCGTTATTTTCAAATGTGTATTTTTTGCTATCTTTTTCAATTTCAAGCGGCTGATTCAAAAAATTTGATTTAGCTTCTGCTAAGTCTTTCAATGCTTTTTCTCTTAATTCTTTTAGTTTTTTATTTAATAAATCATTATCAACTTTCCAAGTATTGCTATTTTTATCCCAAATGCTCCAGTCATTTGGTTTTGTAACAGTTTTTATTTCTTCACCCTCTAAATATTGTCCGTTTGATAAAATTAATATTCCTGCTTGAACTTGTTCCGAAATAGTCATTTCTCTAACTTCTCCAGTTTTTTTGTCCAAAACTGGATTTTTAATTTCTGTGTAGGATATAAAATTTTCCCCTTCTCTATATTCACTGCAATATTTCAATTTATCAGCCTCAAATTTTTTTTGAGATGGTGCTAAAAATATTCCTATTATATTCCCATTTTTATCGTATAAATATACTCTGAATCCTTCCATTTTTTTATTTCTCCTTTCAAATTTAATTCTGTGCTAACTTACGAATTTATACAGAATTTTGAAAAATATTTATTGATTTTATTGACTTTGTACATATTTTAGATTTTAGTAATTTAATAAAAAATGTATATAAGCATAAACCAAAATCATCTCAAAGTCTTTAAAAATCAGTATTTGTATTTTTAAATTTCGTATAAATTCGTAAATTTCTTTATTATTTACTGTTAAAATCCAGCCTTTTTCCTAATTTCTAACAGTTTATTTTTTCTTTCTCTTGCACTTGTTTTTTTGACATAATGCTTTTTAGTTACATCTGTTCCGCTATGATTTGCAAATTCACTCGCTAGGTCAATTCCGGCTGTTTTTGCAATCAAGTTTATTGATGTTTTTCTTAATGAGTGCGGATATAGATTATCTATTCCAACCAACTTTCCAATCTTTTTTACTCTGTCTCTAATCGTGCTTTTGCTCATTTGTTTAAATACTCCGTTGTATTTAGTAATAAGCAAGTATTCTACATTGTCATTTCTACATCTCAACCACTCCCTTATTAAATCTGTTGTTTCTTCAAATATCGCAAATTCCACAATCTTTTGTTCCTTTTCCACGATTCCAGTTATTATTCCATTTTCCAAGTCAATATTTTCCAATTTTATCGACTGCAATGCCGAAATCCTACAAGCTGTGTCAATTATCAAATTAAATATGATCCTGTCTTGCAAATCATACCGTTTGTCCATTTCCATTTTGACATTAATTTCAATAATTTCTTTATTACTCAAATAATAACTATTTCTCCGTTTCTCTACATCTGTAACTTTCAATCTATCAAGTTTATCCCTGAACGGATGTGTTGCTACCAAATCCCGCTTAACTGCCCAAATGTAAAAACTTGATATAGCCGTGATTTTATTGTTTATAGTTCTAGCATTGTTTCCTTTGACCTCTCTGCAATATCTGATATACCGCTCTAAAATACTCACAATAAATTTTAAAGTATCTTTGCTCAACAAATAACGATTATTCTCATACACTCTCAAATACTCTACAAACTGTTTCATATTGTTCAAATATGTCTTGTAAGTCGTATTCTTAGTCGCCTCATTCTTCGCTATACAGCTGTTTAGATACTCCCAATAAATTTCTGCATTTCTCCCTTTCAACTCTTGCAATTCCATTTTTATCATCTCCTCTATAATATTCGATATTTTAATATTATAGACTGGAAAATTTGTTTAAAATCGAAGTATTAGCAGCGACAAATTTTTTGGGGTATTTTGCTGGACAAAACGTTACAGAATGGTTCGTTTCGTTGCCTAGTCGTATAGACATCAAAAAAATAATATCTGTAACTAATTTAAACTTGGGCTCATTAACAGAATACAATAACATAGATTATGTCTACAATTGCGTCCGAATGGGCTGTCAAGGCGATTCATCGAATGTTCCGCTTGCTGCAGTAAAAGTTGCTGTTGCATATTTTACTTAACTGGAAAATTTGTCCAATGTTGAAACTTACGTAATAGACCCGAGACTTACAGTCGGAGTAATTTACAAAATTGGGAACATTTGTATCTTAATTTTAGATACAAACGAAGTGTATAACGGTCGGAGTTATGGAGATGTCCTTTTTAATATACCTGAAAAATTTCGCCCAATTTTTAGAATACCAGTTCCAGTCGGATTAATCAATACCACAAATGGCGGGGCGGCTCATATTGAGACAGATGGTAATGTTATATGGCGTGGTTCAAAAACGGTTTCTGCGTTGTATATTAATGCCGTGTATTTAACTAATTAAAACCCAATTGCTTGCCAACGGATTCCTGTTGTCCTGAGTTCGCCAGAACTGTCACGTCCAAAAATTTCAAATTTACCTTCGTCGACAGGAGCGGCTCCAGTTCTGTGAGCTCCTCCACCTGTATCGGATGTGACAATTTGATAGTTTCTGTTTTTAAAACGTGTAGGCAGATTGACATAACTATTACCGTTTTGGGCAACTGAATCGCCCCACTGGATTATTAATCCAAATGAAAATTTTACCCAACCGTTGCCAAAACTAAACAAATTTTCCAGTTGATTATGAAGTAAAGTAATTAGCAGTTCCTTTTATCTGCCAAAACTCTTTCCCAGAGACTCCCCAAATTGTTATACCTTGCTGAAGTGGAATTAGCCTTGTAGTCCCTGTCAAATTATTTTGCTCAACCGTGATAACAGCGAATTCCATGTTCATGTATTCGTTTTTCGGAAAAAAATTTGCAGGATACTGGCAAATAATATCGCCATCTTTATAAGACATTCTAGAAACTAAATTTTCTAGATAAAGTGAACAATTAACAGCTTTACCAGTTTTCACAAATTTTATATATCCGTTTTGAATATTAATTTTTATGCTTTCAAATTCAGATAAATTTTCCACTTTGTCCGAAAGTCCAACATTCGTAATATCCACAAATTTAGTAATATCGAAACTTGTACTTGTGTGACTCTGTATGCACTTGTATATTTTCCCGTCAGTCAAATCATTTATATACCATTTCCCAGCTTCTTTATTTTCAACTTTACTTACATATCCACCTAATGTTTGTCCTATTGCTTGTTTCCAAGTTTTCGCATCTATTGCATTTCCTGCTTCTGTTCCAAATTTTACAATACCCTCTTTTTCTTCCGTGGCGTTTGAAGTCTGATTATCGAAATGTTCCAAAAGTTCATACACTTTCATAAAATTCCTTGAAACTTTTCTTAAATCAGCGACTGTATCTAATTGAAACAGTTCAAATAATTCATTTTGAGTAGTTGCAGGTATAA